CTTCGGGGGACCTTGAGTGTCTCAGCGATGAGCGCTCTCTAACCTACGGAAAGGAATCTTGTTATGCCAGGATTAGACTCTCTCGATCGTCATGATCGAAGTAGTAGAAACCCTATCTCAGCGGTTCTTATATCCGCTGATGGTAAGTGGAGTTACTACATCACCTATGAACCTTGGATGACGAAGGCCGAACGTCGCAATCTTCGTAAAGAAGGTTGGCGTTGGATTCGAAGGATGCAAGGATCCGGTTCCTATCGAGTACGGAAAAAACGTAATCGAAGGTATCGGATATCAAACATCTTCACTCGACACAGGTCAGAGATGCTACCAACGAGGTATCCAAATCCTCGTTCTGGAGCTGTCTGGAAATTAGGAGTTCGAAGGGATTTCCAAGCCTTCAAACTCTTCCAGTCTCTTCCTGTGACAAACGGCGAGACCCGTACGGCATCTCTCTATGGTAGGGAATGTTGGGACCAGGTTAATCCTGGCCCTCCATTTCATACCGGGGGACCGTTTAAACTCATCCAATATGAGGTTCCAGGTACCGAGTTTCGAGCGGGCTATCCAACGTCCCGGGGCTTTATTTCAAAGTTCCCGGTCCCAGGAAACTACTCCGAATATTCTGGAGGGTATCTTGATGGAGGCTTGTGGATTGCGGACTCTTTTGGACCGTACTCCACAGCCAACGCTGGCTCGTTCGGCACTTTGTCTGGCTATCACTCTCAGGCTTGGGATCAAACCAAGCCTACTATCCCACAATGGAACTTAACTCAATTTGCTTATGAGTTAAAGGATCTTCCTGGTATGCTTGAACAGTCCGCAAATTTCTTCCACAATGCGTGGAGGTCATTTGGCGGTGGCTATTCAACAACCTTTATGAATCCTCGCAACGTTGCCGATTCTTTCGTCAACGAGCAGTTCGGGTGGGCTCCCTTCATAGGCGACTTGCAGAAATTGCTTGCCGCCTGGGAAAACTCCGCCGCCTTCATCTCACGAACCGTGAGAGATAATAGGCGGTGGGTGAGGAGGAGTAGAGTGCTTGAAGCGACTGACACCGTTAGTCCTATTCAGAGGTTCTATTCGGCCGACACTATCCCCGGTTCGGGGGTGTTGGACGTTTGGAACGTTCCGATGTGCGACAACATGGTTTTAGACGGTATTACTTGCAGAGGCTTTACGGATTTCCAAAAAATCGTAAAAACGAAGATTTGGGCCGTTGGTTCTTTCATGTATTACCGTCCGGAGTTTGATCCCATAGATCCGGCATTCGATTCCGGAATTATGGTTCTCCGCCGTGCTTTAACACAGTACGGTGTGAGGATCAATCCTTCGGTCGTCTATAAGTTGATTCCTTGGTCTTGGGCTGTCGATTGGTTTACCTCTTTCGGTAAACACATTGATCGTCTGAATGATTTCGTCGAAGACGGAATCACTGCCCGCTATCTCTACGTTTGCAAGACGGAGGAGAGAACTATTACAAAAACTAGTTTTCTCAATTATTTCTCCAATCCTGTGACCGTCCAGTTTCAGCGAAGACTTCGTCTGAAACAGAGGGAAGTAGCAGATAGTCCGTATGGTTTTAACGTGCCGTGGAATAGTATTTCTCCGCGGCAGTGGGCCATCCTGGGCGCGATTGGCATTAGCCGATCAGGCTCCGGGTATGTCACACGTGGTGACTAGGCAAACCATGGACACATGTTACCACGTTAACCGTCCATTTTCAATTCAGGAGGTCAACAATGGCTCTTGCCGATCCACAATCTATTACAGTGGCCGCGGTTGCTAAAAGCATGCCGCGTGTATCGTCCAATACTGGTAATAACCAGAGAAAATCTACCTATCAGACTTCTGATAGAATTTTCTCCCTCGATGTTCTTCATCGCGATCTCGTTCGGAACAAGAGGAACCGCACGGTTTCTCTTGTAACGTTCACTCAGAAGGCTGTTGTAGCTGATCCGCTTAACGCGAGTCTGCTTGTCAACGAGACAATGAGTTGGTCGGTCCAAATCGATCACCCGGTTGACGGTTTTACGTTAACTCAGGCGACTGATATGTGGACAGGGTTTAAGACTTGGTACGACACTACTCTCGCTGGAAAGATTTGGGGGGGTGAATCATGAGACAAAATCTCGCTGATTTCCTCCATCGCGCCGATGAGATCCTTCCGGATCTCACTCTCGGTGAGCTAATTGTTGTGTTCGAGAAGGTTGACACCTTCCTGAACCAACAACTAGATCTTTCCCCTATTTCCGATACAATGGATCTTCGATCCGTTCATATCAGAAGGGAGGCTGTTCCTTATGAGTTTAACAAAACTTCTTAAGGTGCTGAAGGGAAGTCAAGCAGCGCTTGATCTTCTCGATCAATCTGGCGTTAATATCGATCGTTTGATCGGTATTTCTAACGCTCAAGGTCCTCAAGGCCGGATTGTGCGTCAAGTTATTTCGACTATTGCCGAAACATTTGACCCTCATAATTCGAATCTTGATACTTTGGTTTCGGATGTGAAACAATTACCATCACCTCCGAGTTCGACAAAAAGTCGACCCAAGACCAAGAAGCCAACGAAAGCGAAGTCTAGGTAATAGATTGTTACCGAAAGGTAGGCAAGTATCCGTTGCTAGATAGTCAGACCCCTAGAGATAGGAGTTGATTATGCAAAGCTACGTAAGTGACTACCTTGAATTGGCAAAACGTGTCTATTTAGATGCGCTTTTGCATTGCGTCGCTGAGGTCTCAAATCGGGATCTAGAAACAATACGATCCCGAGTGCAAACACAAGGGCTATCGTTTTTAACAATAACCCTACCTAACTTTTGTTCTGACTTTGAAAAGAGTCTAGAACTTGGTTATGTTGACTCAACATTTTTCCCTTATTTCCGGAAAAATGGAGCAATTCCTGCATTTCTGCAAGGGTTGCTCAGTCGTGTGTTTGATAAAGAGACAGGAAGGATTAGCGACTATGAAACACCCCACCAAAAGACAAGGACAATCGCCACTATTGAATCGATCAGGCAAATATGCCTCTCGTTCAAAAAGACGAAGTCCGATTGCACCCCGAAAAGGGTTCGCAAGACTCTTGATGGGTTCGTCGCCACTGAGCACGAACTCTCAACGTTTCAATTACCGACAGAAAGTCGTGATGAATTTAATCACGTTTCTTTCATGCTGTGGAACCGTATCATATCTCGCTTACGCGTTGATATGTTGGTCCCTAGGCACGGTCCCGGTAACACCGCTGAACGTCTTTCCCCTAACGGGAAATATCGTTGGCGTGTCTGGCACGATAGGCTTGAGCCTTATTTCCCTCTTATCGACTCTGCTTATCCGATATCTATCGGACAAGTGGTAGACGATTCAGAGGAGCTCAATCTTGTTTCTATCGTTGCTGAGGACTTGGAGCAACCCTCGAGGGTTGTTCCCGTTCCCAAAACGTTGAAAGGACCCAGAATCATTGCTATTGAACCCTGCTGTATGCAATATACTCAGCAGTCTGTTAAAGACCTGCTTTATCGGGTACTTGAACACAATCCTCTTACTCGTGGTCACATTAACTTTTGTGACCAGAGTAAAAATCAGAGGTTAGCAATGACTTCTTCGCACGATGGTCAATTTGTAACGATTGATCTCAAAGATGCTAGTGATCGTGTTCCACGATCATTAGCTCTTGAACTCTTCAGTACTAATCCAGTTTTACTGGAATGTATTGACGCTTGTCGTTCGAAAAGGGCAGCTCTTCCAGATGGACGTATAGTCAATCTGGAAAAGTTTGCATCCATGGGGAATGCTCTCTGTTTTCCAGTGGAGGCTATGTATTTCTTTACGCTATGCGTAATGGCCTTGCTGAAAAATAGAAACCTTCCTGTAAGTTACGCAACTTGTTATCAAGTTGCCCGTGACGTCTACGTCTATGGAGACGATTTAATCGTTCCCACTGACGATGCGACTGCTGTTTTTGATTACCTGCATAGATACAACTGCAAGGTAAATGACCGCAAGACCTTTTATCGCGGAAAATTCCGCGAGTCTTGCGGAGTGGATGCTTATGATGGTGTTGAAGTTACTCCAACATACATCACTCGTGTTCCACCTAAAAACAGACGGGATGCGTCCGAATTAATCTCTTGGGTTGCTACAGCTAACCATTTCTATAAGAAAGGTTACTATAACACCTCTCAATACATGTTTCAACATGTAGAGGGAATACTTGGGCCTTTGCCCTATGTATCTGAGAATTCGGGCGTTCTTGGTCGTAACTATAATGGACCAACTCCTCAAAGTCTTAAAAGGACTTCTAGGAGGTATCATGCCTTAGAAATAAGGGCATGGGTCCCTAGTCCGGTGTATCTGCACGATCCACTGGACGGTTACGCCGCGCTCTTTAAGTCATTAGAAAAGTTAAGTAGATTGAAAACACTTAACGAACCTCGTGACAGAAAGCCGCTAGAGCGTTCCGTGCTGCACGGCGCAGCCACATTGAAACGCCGATGGGTGTTGGCCATATGACCAACAATTAGGCATTTGCCTTAGGGGGTAACCAACCTTATGACGGAGAAGCTGGTGAGAGTCCAGACTTTGGGCATCCTGATTAGCGTAGGTTAAACGCTACAGATATAGCCCGGTCAACTCAATTCCAGCGCCCCTTATCGGGGGTCTCCGCTTTTGGGTGGGTGCAG